GCGTGTGCTTTTTATGTCCAAGCAGAAGACGGCATCCGCGATGCCTAAGTGACTGGAGTTCAGACGTGTGCTCTTCCGATCTCCGCGTCCAGCAACAGCGAGATGCCGCCAGCGCCGTCGGGATCGACCACAGCGATTGCCCACGCGCGGACAGCGCCTTTCGATCCGCCCCAGATGTTCAGGTCGCCAAGCGGCTGCTTTTGCCCGTCGATCACGGTCGGCGCTTTGTTCGCCTCGCCGCTGGATTTCACGCCGTTGCGCTTGGCGGTGAACTGCACGACGCCGGTCTCGTTGCCGTGTTCGTCCTTCAGCTTCTTCATGCCAAAGACGGTCTTGAACGGCGGCATCTTGCTGTTGCGGCCTCGGCAGGCTTCATAGTGTGCGCGCATTTCCTCGTAGAGCGGCTTGGCCTGCTCCTTGGTCATGTCGAAAGCAACCGACCAGGCCGCGCCGGATGCGGTCGGCGCGCAAGGCTCGGATTTCTTCTGCGCGGTGTTGAACCGATAGGTCTGGTTCAGCTTCGGATATTGCAGCGTCACGTTCTTGGCGAGAATCTTCAGGAAGTCATCGTTGTTTGCCATTGGTTTGCTCCTCTCTGGCGGTGGTCAAAAATCGGTTTCGGTTTCGTCGAAGGCATCGGCCTCCGGCTCTGCGATCTGCCAGCGCGGCAGGTCCACATGGTTAATCAAAGGCCAGCCCGTTGGGAAGACATCGGCTGTGCGCGCAGCGTGGATTCTGTGGAGCGTCTCGGTGACGGTCAGGTCAGCCGCAGCCAGATAGCGGTCGGTCAGCATGTGCAGGCCGACCGCGTAGGGTGCTTCTTTCTCGACGGCGACGAACACGAATGTGTGCGCCTTGTGGCCTGCCAGGCGCAGCACCCGCAAATAGAAGGCAGCTTGCAGCGCGTAGCCATATTTCGTGATCTCGCGCGGGAATCCTTCGGGGCTGCCGTCCTGCGTGGTCTTGATGTCGAACACGATGCCAGACTCCGGCATGTATCCGTCTGGGCGGCACTTGATGTTGATGTCCGCTTCTGGATCGTGCGCGAAGAAACTGGCCTCTGCCACGAACGTCGGATCGTTTAGATAGCCGCTCATCACGGGGTGGCTTATGACCGGCTGCGCGATGGCTTGGGCCTTGTCGTAATCGCCTTCGGTCAGTAGGATTTTATCGTCAAGATCAGCAGCCAGTTGCTGTTTTTTCCACTCGTTGCCGCGCCGATCCTCTGGGCCACGGATGACCAGGTCCTTGTGCGGCTCCAGAACGAGCGCGTGGACGGCGCTGCCGAGCGCGAACGTAGCGCTGGGCTTATAGACCTTGTGCCGCCAGTGGGCGAGCGACTTCGCCGCCACCATTTTAACATCGCTGCTGCTGATCGCAGGATGCTGGTGGTATTCCTTGTTGGTCAGGTCACGGATCATGCTTCTTCTCCTCTCGCATGGTCGATGGTAAAATTTACCGAACCGCTCATGGGCGGCCTCGGTGGGTGGACAGAATAGCCGGTGATCGGACCTTGCCCGACGCGACCAGAGGCAAACTTATATTTGAAGCGCGCCTCCATCTCGCCGCCGTGCGTTTCGACAAGGCTGTCCACAATGGCCTTGATCTCCTTCAGTTTCATTTTTTCCTCCATCCGTAATAAGCGATCAGAGCCGCCTCGGCTCTGCCGTCGTCTTTCTTGCGCGTCCAGAGGTGCGCCTGATCTGGGAACACGCTGGCCGCATATGCCCGCGATGCGTCCTTGTCGGTCGAAAGGCCAAAGGTCTTTTTCCATGCCGCTGGCGGGATTTCGTTTGTCGGGACGCCTGCGAAGAACAGGCATGCCCGCATCTCGCCATATGCCTGCGCGATGGTGACGGCATTTTTGATTCCGACCATGCGCGGGAAAAACGGCTTTTCGATCCAGCCGACGCGCACCGCGCCGATCTCGGACAGGATGGCGCGCTTTTCCTCAATGGTCGCTGGCATGTCGTAAACGACCACCGACATGTCGTCGCCGTCCATCACCGCGATTGCGCCGGTCTTGCCGGGGTCGATGCCGAGAAATCGGGCCATCAGATTTTACCCTTAGATTCTCTGATGAGTCCAATCGCAAAAAGTACAAAAGTACTCAACCAGAGTTTTCCGACGATCTGCCCACCAATAAACTCAACCGACCCGAATACCATCCAAAGGAAGACCGCGCTATCTATTGCCGCACCGACAAGGCCAGAAACTGCGACGGCTGCGACAAGTCTCTTGTGGCGCAACGGTGCATAAACTGCAAAATCTGCCAGCTCAGACAATAGAAACGCAGAAACTGAAGCCATGACTAGCGCGGTTGGTGAGAACTGAAACGACAGCGCCGCGCCAGCGAGGATGGCCGCAACTGCCCATTTCCAGCCCAATAAGCTATGGACAGCATCACGAAGAACCAGTGCCGCTCCAATCATCAATACACCAGATGGTGCCATAAGGCCAAAGCCAACTGGAACCAGGCATGGGCCATGCGGGTTACATTCCCCAACATTGCCAATCATCCAGTTTGCAATGGGAATTGTTGCCGCATAGGCCGCGACGGCGATATATCCGATCATGTGAAAAGCCCCATCTGTTCTCCGCGCACCTTCCAGCGTGGCGGACATTGCACTGCATCAATCCGACGTGCCATGCGCTCTGGGCATGTCGGAGTGTCTTTGAAGTTTCTGGCGACGTTTACACTGTCAGCAGACGCGAATGGCCATCGGTCACCGCACATTGCCAGTCCACGGAGCATGTGAACCCAAGGGCGAAAACCTCGGCTTTCCAGCGCATTGAATGCTTCATCGCAGCGCCTTTCCCATGCCTCTGAGCCAACTTGCCAGTATGCGCCCGATGAACCGAAGCACAACTTGGCAAATCCCATCTCTGTAATGGCTAGAAGGTGATCAATAGGTTCGCCCATGTGCCACACTGCGCCTGACATGGTGCGTGGATGCGGCCACTCAGCGATCAGCCCAAGGTTTGCATCAACATCGCCATCAATTACATCCGGCACGACCGCCCAATGCGGGTGGGCAAGGCGCGGCTCAACCCATTCGTAGAACCGCGACCACTGCGCTTCTTTTTTCTGCGTGAAGAACGTGAACGCCCCGTTGTCCCACATGACCGATTGACCATGCGCGAGACACCAATCTGCGTCCGCTGGATTGGCGAACGACACGCAGAAATGCTTGCCCGCCATCTTAAGAAGTTCCGATCTCGGCGTCAGAGGTGTGCCGTGATAATGGATCGTCAACTTGCTTCACCCGTCGCGATCTCGCCGCCGCAGGCCATATAGCCACAGCCGTCGATCCAGTTTTCTGGATTGCTGATGTTGCCCTTGGCGCGGGCCAGCTTGAAGAGCGTCATCATCACCGCGACATCGGTGGCCGTGATGTTGACCTCCAGGTGCACCGACCAATAGGTGGCGATCAGACCGAAGTTTTTTTCAGCATCGCCGTGCGTGGCGGCGCGGTCCTTGGTGACGTATTCCTTGGCGGTGTCCAGAATCTCGGCGCGCTTCATGCGAGATCACCCGACGCCATCCAGTTGGCCTCATCGCGGACATCGTCCAGGCCGGTGATGTCGGCGATGCGATGGCGATAGACCGCCGACGGCATGACGCGCCCCGTCATCCAACGGGAAAGGCTGGAACTGGAGACCGGCACATGACCGGCCAGCCAAGCCAGCTTGCGCCCGTCCTTATCCGCCCATTCTCTGATCTGTTTCTGTGCCTTCACGGCGTCCTCCTGTGCTTGGATGCTTCAGGCATAGGGTCAAAAAAAGTTGATGTCCAGCGCATTTTTCTGTGGCGCGTGGCGAAAAGGGCCGTATAGTGGGATCACGAACTAGCAAGAAACATAGCGCAGAGCGCGGCAATCCCGCCACGCAGCGCACCGGCCTCGGAGGTTCCTATGGCTTTTTCTCTTTCTTCGTCCTGCCTTGCAATTGCTCTGGCCGATGAGCGCGGCACGCTCCGCCTGATTGAGCGCGCCTCGCGCTTCGGCGACACCTTCATCGCCATTGCCGATGATCGCGGCACCATCGAAATCGCCGACAACCTGGATGCAGCGAATGCCCGCATCCAAGCGCTTCGCGAACGGGCTGCCGCATAAGGCAGCCCACAAACTTATCAACCAAGCAAGAGAGGACCACATCATGAAAATTCGCCACATCATCGCCGACGCCATCGGTGTCGCCTGCATCTTTGGCGCTGGTTACGGACTGCTGCTGATCGGCCACGGGCTGGGCCTGTGATGATCAGCTACATCAATGTTTACCCCGGCGGTGGGACATCGCGCCGTTGCGCCTCCAGACGGTCGGCAGACAACGCGCACGATCAGGTCGCGCAGTTCACCAACCTCGAGCGCCTCTGCGTCTGGCGGGTTGAAAGCGACGAAGCTGGGCGCAACGCAACGATCACCGTGGAGGACGTTTAAAGTGACCAAACAAGAATACCTGCGCGAATACATCGCGCAGAAACGCAAGCAGATCGACGACCTGCGTTTTACCTATGGCGACAGCATTCGCCCGGCATGGGTCGGCGAAGAGATCGGCATACTTGGCGCATATATGGATGCCGCCCAGGAAGAACTTGATCACATGGAAACCAAGAATGCAGACTGAAATCATCATCACAAAATCGGAAGAGCACACGGACGAACTCCAGGCACTTAGGCATCGCGCATGCC